CTAATATTTAATTGCTTAGTCAATACTTCTATTTCTATATCTTTTCCTTTAATTTGTTCAATTAGATAATCAATTTGATTTTTCTGTTGTTGTAATATCTGAGTAATTTGTTCCATTGTAAGCACTTGGGGTGGATTATTTCCTTGTTGAAATACTATTTGATTTTGATTTTGCGATTGCTGTAATTCCAATAACTGTTTTTTACGGTCTTCTTCAATTTCTAGTATTTGTTTAAGCACGTCTGGTTTCATTTCTGGTCGCCCTGGACCATAGTTTACCAATAGTTTTTCTATTTTATTCATATAAAAATCCTTCATCTCGGCATCTTTAATAAACATATCTACAGTTTTTGATGATTCCTTTACAAAATTAGGATGCTGGTTGTCTAATAATTTTCTTTTATCAAATGTATTATGGTCATGAGAGAAAACTAATATACTATGTAAAGGATCTAATTGGACAAAAGGCACAGTATAATTTTTCAAAAATGCTTTTTCTTCCGCCAATGACGCATGATTTTCGTAAGAATGGTCTTTTAACAGGTCGCGTTTAAAAGCAAAAGTTCCGGCTGTCGCATGTTTTGGGCCATATGGTCCAAATTGATACATTTTATTAATATGTTTAAAATAAATATACATTTCACTACTACCAGCGCAAAGCGCATCAGGATTCGCTCGTAACCTTTCAACCGCATGAGAGACTCTCGTTGGTGGATAATAATCATCATCGTCCATATAAACTAATATACTTCCTTTTGATTTTTCATGCATTATATTTCTTTTCTCTCCTAGAGGCATTTTTTTATCATATGGAAAATATTTAACTTCTGGAATATCTCTAACTAAATCGCCTATTTTATCTGTTCCATCATCAATTATAATCCATTCCATCCGATCTTTTGGATAATCTTGATGATTAAAACATTTTATCATGTATTCTATGAAGGGTCTTCTATTAAAGGTAGGCGTACATACACTTACAAATGGTTTATAATTTTTTATTTTATTTTTGGATTTTTTCTGTGGCATTAATATATTTTATAATAATTATTATTTATATGTTTAAAATAGTAATTATTTATTTTTTATTATTATTTATAATATTGAAATGATATTCATTAACAAATATATACATGTATAAACAATTGTTATTGTGTTATTTAATGATAGTAATGATGCGAGAGAAACTAATCCACCAAAAAATATAAAAAATGTGTTTATATTACATTTCATTATATCTTTAAGAACATCTAAGTCAGTAATTGCGGGCATTAATAAAAATAAAAATATATATTGTAATAACTGAACAAGAGAAATACTAATTATAAATGGCCATAAAAATATAAGAAAGAATGACACTAATCCCCACCTCCAATCGGTTTTAAACGCATTAAATAAAGCGGAGCCTAAACTACCAATGTAAACAAGAGGCGCCATCGCAATTGTTAGAATGGCAATTAAAAATATAAGAAAAGCATTATTTATTGGAGAAAATAATTCTACCCATTTTTTTGTTAATGTTCTATTCATAATAAATGTTTCAGCAGTTGTATTAGCAAACCAGTTTTTAAAACTTTGTACTATTCCTTTAGTATTTGCGTTTGATTTACGCATAGAATATGGCCAATTAGAAAAACTAAATTTACCTTTCATTCCACAAGAATATCCTCCTCCGTCTTGTTGTTCTGGTTTGAAATAAGAATTTATGTTTGTTGGAAGTATTTTATTTATAATTGAATCATCTGTATTACTGATAAAAATAAAATTAGAGCCTATAATCATGATAAATAAACTTACCACAAAAAATAAAACACAATACAAGAAAAATTCATACCAATTATTTCTCTCCCCTTTTTTTGTATCATTGTTTTCCTTTTGAAATACTTTATCTTGGATAGAAGACATTTTATATTATCTAAATATTTTATTATAACATATTTTATTATATATTATAATATATATATATATAAATATATGGTTTCAAAAACTAGAAAAATACACAATAAGCCAAAAAAAAAATTAAATAAAAATACAACAAAAAAGGTTTCTTATTCACAAAGAGAATTAGTTCATATATGCGAGTCTGAGAAATATGCTGATATTGAAGATAATCTTTTTACAAAAAAATATGAAACAGAAATAAGCAAAAAACCATATTATCTAAGAGATATTGACGAATATAAAAAAACATTAATTAACGAATTTACAAAATTTTCAAAAAATGATTTAAATTATAAAAGTAAATTTGCAAAAAATGATTTTTATACATTTATAAATAATGATTGGTTATATCATTTTGATAAAGAAAAGAATGATAAATTCTATGTAGAAATAGATAATTTTAGGATAGTTCAAGAAAAGGTATATTATCAATTAATCGGTTATGTTAAACAATACATAAAAGATGATCCTCATTCAAAAGAAGCAATCGCAATTAAAAATGTATATCAATCATTAACTACAAATACTATTGATTCTATTAAAAAACATGCTAAAAATATATTAGCCGAAACAAATGAATTTATTGAAAAAAATGATATGTATGGATTATTAGCAGATATAAATACAAATGAAATAATTTCTTGGGGCGCGCCGATTCAATGGTCATTATTGCCTGATGAAAAAAATGTAAAGAAATATATTAGTCATCTATCATCACCCCAATTAAGTATATATGATTATCTTATATATATTGAGGACCCAGACGATGATAAGGAATCAAAGCAATATAAAAAATTTGTAAAAGATAATTTTTTTGTTTATGTAGATGAAGTTTTTACTGCTTGTTTAGGAAAGAATCATGGCTACAATCCACAAGATATATGGGACATTGAATATGATATGTTGGACGCAATGGGTTGCGAAACGTTTAAAAAAGAAGATCCGAATAATTATAATGTAGTTAGTGCGGATGAATTAAAAACAAAATTTGATTTTGATTGGGATACATTTACAAAATTATTGGGCTACCAAACTCCTCCGAAAAAAATAATAGTTTCCAGCATAAACGCTCTTAAATGTATAACACAATTATATAAAAAAAATTGGAATACTCCAAAATGGAAAACTTACTGGTTATATATACATTATAGACAACTTATTCGGTTTGAAACATCTTTAAGACATATTCATTATAATTTTTTTAAAAAAACGCTAGAAGGACAACCTATAATTACTCCTGCTGAAATATATCCAATCTATGCCTTATCTTTTTGTTTTAATACATTTTTAACAGAACAATATACACTTCATAATCAAAATCACGTATATGAAGGATATGTAAAACGATTAGTAAAAGATTTAAAATATTTATTTATCCGAAAACTAAAAAGAAATACATGGCTTTCTCCCAAAACAAAGGCTACTGCTATTAAAAAATTAGAAAAACTTGAAATACTTGTAGGCAATCCAGGTAAATTACGATACGACCCTTTATTAAACTATTCAAAAGATGACCCTTGGGAAAATATGCGTTTACTTGGAAAATGGAAACATAAAAAATACGTAAAATTAGAAGGAAAAAATATAATTGATATACCAGAATTTGATTGGCAGAATTTTAAATTGATTGGCACGCAAAATTATATGGTAAACGCATATTACAGACCAACAAGCAATTCTATATATGTGCCTGGCGCTTATCTACAGCCACCGTTCATTGATTTAAAAGAACGTGGCATGGAGTATAATTTAGTATTTATTGGATATACGATTGGACATGAATTATCCCACTCGCTTGATGATATGGGTAGTAATTATGATGAAAATGGAAATTTAAATAACTGGTGGACAGATGAGGATAGGAAAAAATTTAAATTGAAAATAAAAGATGTTGTAAATCAATACGAAACATTCGCAAAACGGGATGGAATAAAGTTTGATGCGGAGTTAGGGGTAGGCGAAGATCTAGCAGATATTTCTGGATTAGCGTTAGTAGAAGAATATTTGATTGAGTTTAATAAAGGAAATGATATATATAATAGAATTATGAAACTCTCTTTAGAACAATTTTATATGCAGGTCGCAATGCAAGGCAGGCAGAAGATATATAAAAGCGCAATTAAAGCACAACTTAAAATGAATCCACATCCTTTAGAAAAATATAGATGTAACTGTCCTTTAGCACGTTTAGAATTATTCAAGACAATTTTTAATATCAAAAAGGAGGATGGAATGTGGTGGCATAATAATGATACAATATGGTAAACTATATTATTTAGCCATTTATTTAGGCATTATTTTTTGATTTATTAATTTATTTAGGAATTAATTTATTTAGGAATTTATTTATATATTATTTTAGTTAATAATTTAATTATTATTTTAGTTATTATTTTAGTTAATAATTTAATTATTAATTTAATTATTAATTTAATTATTAATTTAATTATTAATTTATTTAGCCATTTATTTAACCACAGTTTCATAAAATTTTTATATTGAATATATATATAAATGGCAAAGTCAATGAAAGTTCGTCGTGCTCGCGCTCGTTCTGCTGCTCGTTCCGCTAAGCGATCTGCATCCAAGGCCGCTAAGCGATCTGCATCCAAGGCCGCTGGTCGTGCCGCCAAGGCAGCGCGCTCTGCCGCTAAGGCTGCTGGTCGTGCCGCCTCCGCTGCCCGTGGTGCGTCTGCTTCCCGTGCCGCCTCGGCATCCCGCGCTGCTGGTGCTGCCGCATCCCGTGCCGCCTCGGCTGCCCGTGCTGCTGGTGCCGCCGCATCTGCCTCAGCCGCCGCTGCCCGCGCTTAAATTTTTAAGTCAGTCTTAAAAGGATAAACAATAAACAATAATAATAATTTAAAATAATTATTATTATTAATGCTGAGAATATTACTAGCAATTCTTGTTGGAACATTAGGAGGACTTATAGGAGGAGCTTTAGGGTTAGGCGCATCTGCTCTTATGCTTCCTGGCATTTTATTATTAGGAATAGTAAAAGATTATAAAACTGCGGTAGGCACAATTTTATTAGCAGTTTTACCGCCAGCAACATTACTCGCAGTTATAGATTATTATAAACGCGATAAGGTGGATACAAAAATAGCATTAATACTATTTATAACTTCATTTTTATCAGCATATGTTGGCGCAATTATAAATAAAAAATTAAATGAAAGAACGTTAGAATATATTGCGTCATTCGTATTTTTTTTAATAGCAGTTTATTATTTTTATATTGCCAAAAATGGTAGAATATAATATATTTACCGAGCACAAGTTTACCGGGCACAAGTTTACCGGGCACAAGTTTACCGGGCACAAGTTTACCGGGCACAAGTTTACCGGGCACAAGTTTACCGGGCACAAGTTTACCGGGCGTACATTAATCCGGCATTTCCTGAAGAAAACGTAAGTACATTGTACCGCTCTTCTAATACCGTAAGGTCGTAATTATAATCGTAAATACGCCAGGATGGTTTATTTACACCAATTGGCACGCCTGTGATACCTCCTATATCATTTCCACAAATAACTTGTACTTGAGCATTTGGGTCTAATGGTGGCTGAAATGTTGTAAACTCAAACTCAATTTGATTAAATTTACTGAGATTCATTCCTCCGCTCGGTTGAAAATCATACGGATTTGATTGCAGATTGAAATTATAACAGTATAACCCATCAGGCGAATTTCCAGAACTTCTGGCGTATTTTTCTATATAATTAAATACTCCAGCATCAAACTCATTCTCTCTATATTTACCATCCAGAATTAAGGCCCATCTTTGCATTATATTTTTTTGATTTGCGTCATTGTAATCACCAGTAATCCATATATTTGATTGAACATTTCCAGAGGGATCTGTTCCTGGGTTATAACTATTTATAAGCCCACAAGTAAGAGGCATATCATAAACTCCACTTGCTATAAGAGGATCTATTAAATCATATGGTAAATAATCATATGGCCAATTACTATAATTAGACCACTGATTACGCAAAGAAATATCACTTCTTTGATAAAACCACATCCAATTGGCAACCATACTTAAACTATCCAATTCAACTCTTTTTGACCCGGTCACATTATTAAAATCATATTGGTAAACTGCTTTAATTAAATATTTCTGATCTTCGGCCGCAAAAACCTTCACTTCATCTTCCGAAAGAAACGCATAAGTGCTTATTAAATGTATATCCGCCGACCAGTTTGTTCTTTTATCTGTATAATTTAATCCATTTATTGTTGGTTGGGGAGGGGGTTGTAAAAAACGATAAAACTGAAATAATGGATCATTTTGATTTGCTTGAATATAACACATTTCAGTAGGATTACTTACATCACGCACTACAAACAATTCATTTACTGGCCGGAGTTCAACTTCTATATGTAGCTCGTTATATTGCAGACTTACTAAGGGGAACGCCATTTTTGCCGCGAGTGTAAACCAAATATTAAGTGGTATATATAATTTACGGGCACGTATTGACGGCTCAGGGCCTTCTGAGGCAGTAGTATAATAAGCGCTAGGATAAACATTATTTCGTGTGCCTGAATTCGCAGGGTCATTTAGTTCCGCAACATTTCCAGTCATATTATAGTATAAATTTTTCTTAGTTTCATTAAAATCTCTTTCTACTAAATTGTAAAGATATTGTCCTGAAAATTGTTGAATTATTTGCCCACCAACTACAAAACGCACTTGTTTAATCATTTGTGTCCCTAGATTATCTATCCATTTGAATTCATAGGGCAACCATTGACTGGAACAACCCGTTGGAGGCAGAATAGGACTCCATATAGTTGGTAACGTAACCACTAAATAAGTATCCATTAATAAATCCGCATATCTAGGTATTTTAAAATCAAATGTTGAAGATTCATTTAATCGCAATGTTCTAGCACCATCAAAATCCAGTCTAAATTTTTGAAG